GAATACGTTATCTGTCCATTGCCGGAATGTGGAAATCAATGCTGGGATTACGAAGGCGATGATGTGCCGGTAAACGAAGATAAAGACGAAGACGAATAAACGATTTAAAACTTGCCTTCATGAAGAAATCTTATGAAGACAATCCTAACCACCATTATCCTATTGCTGATTCTCTATGTAAGTACCAGCTGTAGCCCTAACCTGTTGAAGTATGGCCATGAACATCACGAGATGGAATTGGTTCAAGAGACGGACAGCATCGCCGTCTTCAGATGTATCAGGAATTGCCCATTTACCCACACGTATTACTTCAAGGGATGGAAGAAAAATCAATAAACATGGAAATCAAAGAAGCACAACGTGCCCTGTATGACAGCATCAAAGAACATGATGATGTTACCGGCGCATCATCCAATGATGTTGAAATTAAAATCATGCTCATTAAGAAATCTAAGAGTGTAATGAAAATTATTCCTAAGACCTACGAAGGATTCAAGGTAATCGTTGATGTTACCGGCGTAATCCGTCCATTAAGAGCAACCTTATGACAAAAGACTGGATAAAATGCAGCAACCAACTCCCACAAACCGAGGGGTATTATAGGGTTCGCTATGATGACGGAACAGAGGACCAAAAACCCTTTCGCATCCGCCCATCGAAGGGCATTAACGGTTTCATGACTGAAAAAAATGTCGTAGCATGGAAAGAAAATAATTAATATTTGGTTGCAAAAGGATAAATATAGTAGTATCTTTGCAAAAATTTATACCATGAGACGACCAATCGTAACCCAATGTGTTTCCGCAATCTTGAGAGATATTTTACGTGAACGTAAATCTAAAGAATTAACTCTTCTTATCGATAAAGAACAATACTATTTTTTGTATGACGAATCAATTGAATTTCTTAAGAAACCAAAAAAAGAGTTTAATTACCATACACAAACACATGAAGAAATTGTTCGTGAATTATTAAATGCAGATGTAATAGCTGATTTCGAATTGAATGAAGAATTCAATGATGATAGTCAGGAATATAACTTAAGGATAAGTGATATTACTATTACTTCGAACCCTTAACATAGTTCTCCATGGCCCACATCGGCTGGAGATTATCCAAACACCAACATAACTTAAACTCATGGTCATCAGTAGACGTAAAGTTGAACTTGGCCATGGGTATTTTATGGTCAACATGCCATAACCCATAGTTCTCCCAATTCATTCCCTCAGTGAATAAAGCCTCAAGGTGAGATATCAATTCGTCAAGGGTATATCCCAGCGTTTCAAACGTTGAGCGATATTTGGCCACGTCAGCCTCTTTAAGACAAGTCCAAACCGCAGTGCGAGTTCTCGCCGCCAGCCGGTACTTGGGGTCAGTTGCCCTTCTTGTTCTTTCATAATCCCTTTGCCTTGCAGCATTCTCAGGATTATCCTTGCGCCATTCAGCATGATACTCACGTAATTCTTCACGATTATTTTCAGACCATTCTTTATGATATTTTTGTAATTCTGGTTTTCTCTTTTTATAATATCGCTTGGCAGCGGCAGGCTTCCCTCCAATGTTTCTCCGCCCCGGCTGGTCCAATACAACCCCATTCTCTTTCAGCGTTCGATTGATAACAACCTTATGCGCACCAATGGCTTTACCTATAGCCGGTGTGCCCATCTTCTCTTCAGTATATAACCTAATTATTTCTTTAACCTGTTCCTTTGTAAATTCTACCTTTTTTCCCATATGCAAAGATACGATTATTTTCTGATAAAGTAAAGAATTTCATACAACCATAGAATCTGTTATTAATGGGTGGCGTTTATACAAACAAAAAACCCCTGAATAAAATTCAGGGGCTTTAAGTTATTGATTTAGAAGAGATTATCTCAATTCATTTACGTTGAAGGTAGGAACACCATCTACACGAATATGCCCGTAGAAGCGGTTATTTACGACCTTTTTTGCGTAACGAGTCATGATACCCTTCACCGGAGCGAAGTTGAATGGATTGTACATTGTTGGGGTTAACTGCAACGGCACGTAAGGTGCGTAGATATAACCTGTGTCCAAAAGTGACTTACCCTTGTGACCGATGATAACACTATACGCTGGAGCGTAAGGGTCACGGTAAACTTGGTAACGACCACCTAAAGTACCGATACGTTCGATACCCATGTTGTACTGGTCCTGTTCTGGGTTAGCGTCAGATACGTGGAAATATTCCAAGTCATCAAATACAGCAGAGATTTCAGAAGAAACTACGATGAAGTTTGCACCACCACGTAAAGTTGACTTGTGAATCTGAGCAGAGATTTGGTTTACTCTTGTGATAAGAGTTTGGTTCCAGTCTTTCTGAGTGTATGGACTTGCAGCAGATGAAGCTTTTCTCCAACCGTTGTAATCCCAACGCAACTGCCATGCAGCAGCCTTTCTGATGTCTCTCAAGATTTCTCTGTCGATTTCAGCCGCAACCTGCTCAGACAACATAGCTGTAAGTTCAGCTTCTGCGTCGATGTTATGGAATGCGCTAACGTCTTGAGCAAGCTCTGGAGACCATGTAGCACGTAATTTTCTTTCTTCAACAGCAACAACAACTTCGTCCAATTTGAATGATACTTCACCCATTTCAGTTTCAAGTTCCAATGAAGCGTATTGGCCCCAAGCAACAGAGAAAGAAGCAGCTGATAATGATACAGAACCAGCGTAAGTTGTAGCAGATGCACCGATGTAACCATCGAATGTAGAAGTACCCGGAGATACTAATGAACCAGCCGCAGTTGAACCAACTGGGTGAGTCAAGTCAAGACCCAAGTACAAAGTACCTGTAACGTCAGTCAAGTTCTGGTAATCTACGATACCACGACCGTACTGCTGAGTCATAAGACGGAAAGGAACTTCCTTGTTGATAGCGATAATTGTGTTACCGTCCTTATCAAGGATTGCGCTGTTAGCGATAACGTGGATAGAAGCCAAGAAAGATTCTGTATCCATTGGGTTACCGTCAGCACCAGCAAGGATTTGCTTAGTTGCGTATGGAGTGAAACCAGTTACGCCAATGATAACCTGACGAACAGTACCATCGTTACCAGCAGCTACAGGAACACCGTTTGCGATGCTGTAATTACCAGTTGAATCCAAAGCCAATACATTGTAACCACCAGTGATGATTGTCAAAGTACCCTTAGAGTTATCGAACATACCATCGTTGTAGAATATATCGTACAAGTTCTTAGCTTGGTACTGAGTGATTGCACAACCTGTAGAGTTGATACATGATGGAAGACCTACAGCAACAACGTTACCATTGTTCATACCACCCAATGCAGTGTGTGCAGAGAAAGTAGTACCGTAGATGTCAGAAGCTGCTGTCTGAGTGTAGTCAGAACCGGCAAGACCGTTTCCGTCAACACGAGAAGATGTCTGAGGTACGAAGTAGAACAACTTACCGATTGGCATGTTCATAGCTTGTACAGACACGATGTCGTTAGCCAAAAGCTTAGAGAATACTCTTCTCACGATAGGGAATACAACTGTTTCGAAAGAACCAGAAGACTGTGAGGTTGTAGATTCGCTCAACAAAGTTGAAGCTTGGTTTTCATACAACTGAGCAATGTTTTCCTTAACGTGTCCCTTAAGACCTTCAAGGAAGCCAAGTGATTCCCACTTAGCTTGGGTTTCCTTACGGATAGCCTTCATGTGGTTTAAACCGATGTTACCCACTTGGCCAGATGTTAATAAATGTGACATATTGATTATGTTTTTAAGTTTTTAGTACTTATCTTTATTTTCAACTCTCTTAATCAAATCTTTGATTCTTTGAGTAGAAGGGTCAACGTATGCAGTTGCTTCGTTTAATTGTTTTGAAGAACCTGTAGCGACCTCTTTTATTATTTTGTTTTCTACCGCTTCGTTTACTGGTTTCTTAGACTTAAGCTCGTTAACGATAGTTTTGTATAATCTTTTTGATTGTTCAAGAGTTGTTACCTCTTCGTCGAATCTCTGGATAAATTTCTTCTTCTCATCCTTGGTAGTTGCATGTTCCATGAACAATCTTGTTATGTAACTAAGATTGCTATTGAATACTACAGTTTCCACAAGCATGTTTCTGAATTTCTTTAGGGCTTCTTTGTATTCTTCGTTCTGGCCCTTAAGCTTTGTAGCTTCAGTCAACAATTTGTTGTACTTAACTTCAATGCCTTCAGTAACTATTTTCTTTGCAGTTGTAGTTGACTCTTTAACGCTTGCTGCGCCAGCTCCCTTTGGTTGGCCAATCTTAGCCTTCCCCGGTAATCTGTGTGCTTGTGCAAGGCCAACAGGAATTGCTTCCTTTACCAAGTCTTCCTCTTCACCTTCAACAGGTGCTTCACCTTCTGCAATTGGTTCTTCTTCATCATCAGTAGCAGGAGCTTCTTCGCCACCTTCAGCTGGAGTTTCGGCATCATCATCATCATCATCATCATCCATAGCGATTTCGTAACTCATCTCATCATCGTCACCACCTTCTGCGCCCATGTCACCACCAAGTTCTCCACCGATTGCTTCGTCACCTACTGGTGCTTCTGCTGCTGGTGTGCCACCTGCCTTAACAATGTACTCTCCCGGTTCGCTAATAGTCATGTGAATTTCGTCACCCACAACTTCGATTTCGTCTTCGCCACTCAATTTCTTGTAGATAGCTATAACGTCATCATCTGAGGCATCAGTCATATCTAATTCATCCCCATCCAACGCATCTGCGTCCGTTCCAAATTCTTGACCCATTTCTGGTTCAACTTCATCTGAGGTTTGAATAGCTGAATCGTCAGTTTCGTCCCCGCCAATGCCTTCGATTCCTGCGTCTGGAGTTTCTGCGCCCACTTCTTCTCCTGCTGGAGCTTCAGTTTCTTCACCATCCATTTCGCCATCTTCATCACCATCGACAGTTTCTTCTTCAAAATCATTTTCAGTTAATGATTCTTTCACCAGACCAGCAATTTCTTCTTTCGCAACGGAACGAAGTATTTCTTTGGTATTGGCATTCAAAGCATTCTTGATTTTTGTAACATCAAGTAACGCTTCTTCAATAATTGATTTCTTTTCTGCCATTTTATTGTTTTTTGTTGTTTTATTTATTTCTGATAAATAACAAAATGAGTATTACTCACTTACATAATAAATATATCTTTTTTGAAGAAAAGTTCTTTTTGATAAAATTTTTTTACCAAAAAAGGATACTTAACCCAATAAAAAGCTATCTAACCCCTCGTTAAGTGTACTTTTCTTCCCCTGAACGCTCTCCACATAAGGTTTTGCCTCGGCTGCATGCTTAAACATCCATGACCCCGGCGTACTTGGAGCCGTTACAATATCCCAGCAAATCAATTCAAAATCCTCTTGTACGATGAAATCACCCTTCACTTCCTTCAACGAACCAACACCTCTTGAGGAAACCCCAATCATAATGTTGTTCCTTAAAAGGTTTGCAACCTCGTCACCCTTGGTAGAAACAATGCCGTAATTGATGTAACCCTTAGACATAAGGATTTCCATTTGGCCCATAAGCGTATGCCCTTCCCACCAAGTCTTGATGATATTGTGGGAAATACGGTCACCGGCAATTACTGATGATTCTGGGTGATCCAATTCACCAACAGCTCTTCTTTCGTGAATAGCTTGCTGATAAATTTCATTCTGTGTCTTGAGAATATGTTCTGGGTAGATTCTTCCATTACGGTTCTTCACGTTGTACTTCTGAAGAACAACATATACAATTAGGGTATCTGTAGCATCACCCTTTCCAGCATCCAACTTTGCGAATTCTCTTATGAGGTTTGAATTCTTTGGGTCAGTCGGAGAGATATAACCGGCATCCTGCTCAATTAAGTAGCCAAACCCTGTTTTACCTGCCTTTAATATTTTGATGTCATCCATATTTGCATATTATCTTAATAAATATGCACTTAACAACAAAAAACCCCAGCTTTAAGGCCGGGGCTTGTTTTCTTATTTCTTTTTCTTGTGGAAGGTGAAGTTCTTGTTGCTTTCGAAGATGTTTTTGATGACCACGTTAACGATATCCTCAACTATTGGCATAAGGTATTCTGAGTTAACTGGAATCTCGTAATTCAAATATAAGGTTATTTCACAGTTTATAAAGCTACGCTTGCCGTACTTTATCCCAGATTCCCTGATATCGAAGTCAATTATAGTCCTATCTTTTGCGAAGGGACTGGCCACATCCAGCGATAACTCATTGAAGAGGGCCTGTCTGATTTCTTTATCGAGGTTTCTGATTATCCTGCCGTACCTGATTTCTCCTTCTGTACGAGGGTCCGCCCAAGCGGAAATGTTAATGTAGATAGCTTTCGGGGCTTTGTTATTGACGCTGCCGTAAACAATGTTGTAATTTCTGAATTGCTCAATTTTGAGTTCTTTGCCTTTTTTCATAGAATATACCCGGTGTTTTTACTAATATACTCAATTTTAATGAAAGAGTCAAGTGGTTAGAATTTACCCCATAATACTACAGCTAAACCAACCAAAATTTGAAGAACCGAAATAATGGCAACGGTTGCCACCCACTTTGACTTCTGCTTGTAGATTTCATCCTTGGCTTCCTTCATCTGAGCCGGTGACCAAACATCACCAACCTTCTCAATCCAAATCTTGTGGTCAGCCACAGCCTTTTCAGTATTTTTAAAGTCAGATAGAACCTTACCCATTTCCTGAAAACGGAAACCAATGTCCTCACGCATCTTTTCGTAATTCTCATTGAGTCTTTCCAATTCTTTTAGAACAAGTTTACTATAGTCGCCCCATGTGTCTTTAACTTCTGACATAATTTTAAATGTTGCTTAATATTTTTTTTATTTGTGCGCACATCTTTTCGTAGAACTTTAGCTTATCGGCTTCAACCAAAAAAGTCTTTGGCTCAACCTCAACTATACCAGCAATTTGGTCAATTATTTCTCTGGAAGATTTTCTTTCAGATGATTCCTCTGTCATTCTTGCTGTAAGCTCTCTTAACTTCAAGATGTTTTCGCTTGGTCTTCTTAGAACGTTTTCTTGTAACATGTTTGTGAAAATTTTTTTTAGTTATTAATAAGGTTATGCTTTAAATCAACCAATTTTAATATCTTAGTGATTATTTCAGCTTCATTAATCTCCGCCTTATCAGCCATGAGCTTCGTCTTAACCTTCAATAACTTGTCCTTTGAATCGTCATCGGCTGTAGCAACCTTGGTATCTACCAGCGTTGCACACTCGTTAACCAATTCCTCATATTGTGCCTTCTTTTCGTCAAAGTTTGATTCCAAAAGAACTCTCAAAACCTTCTTGTCACTTTCATCTAACGTAGAGTACTTTTCGTTGTATTTTTCAACAACCAAATTCATGAACATGCTCATAGGCAATTCCACGCTTTCATTGATTTCTTTTGGTTTGTTGTTTGCCATGTGGCCCGAAACATTCTTAATCTCATCGATAACCTTGTCAACATTCTGGCCGTTTCTCTTGATGAAAATAAGCTTGGACAAAGATTCATGCAGCGGAGCCAATTCGTAGTCATCTACCATTTTGGTACCAGTAACCAAGCTTGCCAATTTCTCGTTCTCCTTAAGGATGTCAGCCGGTTTGAATTTCTCCAAAAGCTTTATGTTTTCAGAGATGTAGAGGTTAGCAGATACAGGGTCAGTCTCAATCTTGTGCTCAATGTTGTCATAAACCATGAACTGAGTCTTCAAGATTTCACTTTCCTTTAGGGCCTTTATGTACTTCTGAAATAATTTCTTGCTATTGGCATCCTTTGAAACGATTCCCTCAGCCAGCAAATTATTAAAGACGTTCTTTATTTTTCCGAAATTTTGCATGTAACTTTATTTACATTATAAATATTGTAATTTAACGTAAAAAATCAATTAATCCTTCAACATATCGTCGATATCAGAAATCATTCGATTGATTCCCTCGTTGATTTTCACGTTCTTATTGTAAATCTTCACGTTTTCTGTTGGTTTTTCCTCACCATTTACGCTGGTAATCAGCTTATCTATGAAGATTCCGTTATATCTGGCAGTTCTCTCGTTGAGCTTTTTCTTAAGAATTTTCTTCTGTTCATTAAGAATATTGGCCCTTCTTTTAATTTGCTCTGCCGTTGGGGTTACCGGTTCTGTTCCGCCAGCCGCTGGTTCTGGAGCTTCCGCACCACCTTCAGCCGGTTCAGCTCCACCCTCTGCGCCACCTGTCGCACCGCCTTCTGGGGTCTCAGCACCTTCAGTTCCTTCCTCATCCTGACCGAAGTCCAAGTCAGTTTCTGAGGTTCCACCACCACCAAAACCACCACCTAAGCCACCGCCTCCACCGGCAGCATCAGCACCTTCTTCACCGCCTTCTGGGGTACCGCCCTTCATCGCAGCAGTCATATCACCGTAAAGTCTGTCCACGATATCAAACATACCAGTATGCTTGATAACTGAAGCTGTATTGGCCAATTCAGCCGCCGCAGCCTTCTCCATTCTCTGTTCAAGTAAATCCTGCTTAATTTCATTGTCAGACCAACCAAGGATTTCTCTCTTGGCTCTGGTCATAGACATAGCACCGAAACCGTTACCGGCATCAGATACAGAATCCTTATAAAGAGTCATCTTCAATTGAGAATGCTCAACCTTCAACATTTCAGCCTGTGTTGATGGGTTATTAAGAGTAAGTGTAAAATTGTCCAAGTCATCCTCGAATCCCAAAAGGTACAAGTGAATGATAACAATCTTGTTCAATTCCTGCAACATCGTTTGCTGGATACGGTTGATGGTTCTGGAGAAACGGATATCCTGCAAGGCAAGATTCTTACCGTCACCAGTTGTTTCATCAAAGCCCAAGAACGGCTTAGGAACTCTCAATGCTGTAAACAATTTCTTCTGCAAGTACTCGATATCCGCAATCTGGTCCAAGTTAGATGCACCCGGAAGTGTATCGATTGGATTTGGAGCGTCTTCTGTTCTTACTGGAATGAAATAATCTTGGTCATTTGAAAGCTGATTGTAACGAAGGTCCATCTGGCCGGTTGCTGGGTCAACAACTGGACTTCTTTTGAACCTGTTCGCAATTTCATTTACGTATGATTCTACATCCGCTTCATCGATGTTACCAACGAAGATTTTATAGATTCTTCTTTCTGGGGCTCTTGTTACACGGTAAACCAACATCGCATCCTCAGAAAGCAACAGCTGCTTCCAGATTCTTCTTGCTTTCTCAAGTACTGATGTACCATAAGGAAGTCTTCTGTCATCGCCAAGCAATCTGAAGTGAGCCATCTGCAATGAATTGAATTCCATGTCACGACCTCTCCAATAGAACTTAACCTTATCTGATTTTGATGTTGTCTGGGAAGGATTCTGTGAAAGTACATCGAACAAACCACCATCTCTTCTTTCCATTTCGTAGTTCGGCATCTGCTTAGCACCAATAATACCATTCTGGTCATCGATGTTCAAGTAAACAAAGTTGTCACCATACTTACAGGTATTACGGGTCCACATCGGTAAAGAGGTATGAATGTCCAAACGGTTGAAGATAAGGTCTTCAACAATTCCCTTTACACGCTTACTGTCTGAGTAAACGTTCACCATTCTACCGTTAGAGTTAAGGGTAGTTGATTCTTCCATCATGATATCCAAAGCTGCGGCGATTTCTGGGTAGAACTCCATAGCCTCGAAGTCAGAATATGAACTGATTCTGGTTGTTTCGTAGTTAACGGACTGCTGGAAAAGACCATTTTCAACCTTCTTCCAAGTTTGTCCTAAATATTTATTTTGCTGAGCCTGAAGCTTAGCTGTCTCGAATGCTGCTTTGTCGGTAGTCTTGATAAGCACATCGTTGCCGATGTTATATCTCTGGGTCTGCGGCTTGCTGGTTTCTTTGGTCTTGAAACCTTCTGGGCCTAATATCTGACCTAATTTTTGAAATACCGTTAGTTTTTGTTTAGCCATATAGCGTTTATTGAATTATACTGTTTTTATTAGAAAAATCAAGGTTATTGAACGTAATCACATTCTACATAGGCAAGTCTTTCAACCTGTCCGTTCTGAGCTACAACCACATTATATGAATAGGTTGATATCCAATCCTGACCTTGAGAAAATGGGGTTGCATTACAGAAACGATTATTCTTACCACCACCTTGTGGTGCCTTATAAATAGACCTGTCTGGGCACCAAGTGTAAAGTTCACTGGTGTAAGTTTTTACTGTATAACATCCTCTTTTTTGTACTGGCATTTTGTTTAAGATTTATTTGGTACCACTAAACAACCACATATATTGGCCTTTAGGGTCTTGCATATTCCTCGCAACCTTAGGGCTGAAGTTTGGCTTCCTTGCGGCTTCCTTATGCTTATTTTCTTTTGAAACAAATCCCTGTCCACGCTCAGCCTCAGTAAGAGGGGCTGGGGCAGCAGGTGTCTTGGCACCATTCATCCATCCCTTAAGCATGGCTTTCGTTTGTTTTGCAAACTTCTCAAGATTCTTAAATGAATGCTCAATAACCCAAAGTGCCATGGCCATACCCATGATAAGGTCATCATGATAGCCTTCCTGATGGTCAGGTCTACCATTCTTATATACAAACGTCTTCATCTCACCAGTAAGCCTTACAGACCTAATGATAACACCCAACGTTCTTACTTTTTCTTCGAAATTTGAAACCATCTGTAAACGAATATTGTTTACCTGCAATCCCGGAATCTTCTCGTTGTTCTGTTTCTTGATATTCTGTAACTGCTTCTGCTTGCTTGAAAGGACCTTGCTACCCACGTTGTCATGGTGAAGTCTCTTGTATTCAAACTCAACAAGCTTTAATACTGTTGATACACCCATACCACCAGTGATATCCACAACGACATATGCCTTGTAATCATCACCGTATTGCTCAACAAGCTGGGCCAACAAATCCGGCTGAATCTTTCCTTCAAATTCCAGAACCTGTTCCATGGTGGTAAAATCAAGAATCTGAATGGTTGATTTATCTGCACCATCACCTCTTGAAACGTCCACGCCCATAACGTACTGATGCCCTTCAACTGGGTCAGCCCAAATCCAAGTATCATTGTCAGGGCCAGTCTTTCTGATTGGCTCTCTCACGTTTAATTTCTTTTGTCTGTCGATATCAACCTCAGCAATAACGTTACCACCAGAACCGATGAATGATACATCCAATTCCTGCGCAATCATTCTTGAGTCGTTGTTCATACCACGACACATTTCTTCATACCATGAAGACGTAGGTTTCCAACCTTCTTCAATTCTATGCTCATATGATTCAAATGAAAATTCAACCTCAGCCTCAACTTCTTGATTTTCCACATCACCTCGTAACCATTTCAAGTCTCTGTTATAACGATAATCCTCATACCATTTCATTTCAATGATATTGAAGTCATTTTTACCAGATTTAGCCTTTTCGTATGTTTTGTAGTAAAGTGCGTCCAAACCATTTGGAGTAGAAATAAGAGTAGCTTTACCACCCGTACCCAACGCTGTAAGTGCAGCACCAAATACTTGGTCACCGTTGTCAATGTGGGCTGCTTCATCCATTACAAGGTATGTAGGGGTGAAACCTCTAAGGGCATCCTTGGAAGTGGCCACGGCCTTAACTCTCGAACCGTTTGGTAATTTGATTTCTTTTACAGATTCTTTTCCGAAGATTGATTTGGCTTCAAGCTTTTCTGTGCCGTAGTATTCAGGCCCCCAGACCCAACGAGGCATTTGTGAGAGGAAATCCTTAATCTTGGCCAAGAATTCGAAGGCAAGTTCCTGTTTGTTCGCAATAATCAGAACCGCTTCGGGGTTTTCTTTATCTGCCAACGCAACCTTAACTGCCATGAAAGCGGCGGTAGTAGTAGATACCCCAGCCTGTCTTGGTTTTGTAATCAGATTAAAACGATGCTTATCGTAGCACTGGATAATCTCTTTCTGTCTCTGGAATAGCTTGAATGGAACGAAACCCTCTTGAGTCTTGTCAAAAGTCTCCAAATAGGTTTCTATTGCATAGATAGGATTATCTAAGCATTTGGCGTATTCCTTTATGATTTCTTGTCTGCTTAACATACTAATAAATATGTTGAAAGCAGTTTAAAGGCTGATTTTGTGCTTTTTGGAGACCTTACACAAAAAAACCACTCAGGCGAGTGGTTTTAATTTTATTACATAAATGGTTCAATTTCGTCTTCATCGTTGTTCGTATCGATACCCAGTTCGTTAAGGGCATTTCCGAATTCTTCTTCCTGCAAGTCACGTCTCACATCGTTAACAATTGTCTTGATGTATTTCTTGCCTTCTACGGTACCGGCAAGAATTTCCTTCATTACCTTGTGGAATTCCTTCGCAGGTAAAGCAGCCAATTCAGAATATACATGGTGCTTCAAATCAAAGTCATCCGCATCAATCGCATCAGCAAATTGTTCCCAGATAGCTGGGCCCATTCTCATATCCCATGGCTCAGCGGCAAGGAAATCAGCCTTATTTATAACATATTCAGCAATTTTCTTTTTCTTTGGCAATCCATGAGCGGAAAGCAATTCCATTACACCCTTTACGATTTCGTGAACCAATACTGGGAAAACCATAGCCTGAGCATAGATAATCGCCTTTGGATTCTTCGCAGATGGGAATTCAACCTTCACAACACCACCACTAACACCATTGTCCATCTTTGGAATAATGTAGTACATGTAATCAGCAGCAGCCATCATCTTGGCATATTTGTTTGGAAGCTTAGGGTCAAGGTCGCCCAATTCCTCAGCAACCATATGGAACATGTGATTACATTTCTTTGCGGCACCCTGAGTCATTGCATTAAGCAATCTTCTCTTATAAACTTCAGCGTTTGTATTTTCGATTTCTTCGTGGTTCTCAAACTCCATTCCTTCAACCGGCATTGGCTTAGGATTCTTTTTGGTACCTTCAATAGAGATGTGCGGAGTCAATTCAGCGATGATTTCAACAGCGTCTGGGCTGATATCATATTCTTTACGAATCATTTCAACCGCCAACTTTTCAAGCTCAGCCTTGTGCTTTGATTCCAATGCGATGGTTTCGAAAACCAATGGCATCATTTGTTGCTTAACTTCTTCATTACTGATGTTGTTTACATCAAAGGCTCTTTTGTATCTCTTAGCAACTTCACTGAAACGCTTACCCATAATCTTTTGGGTAAAAGAATCTTCATCACCTTCTGGAAATGCAGGGTGCTTACCCAGCGAGTGCTTATCGTCTCTCAACTCGTCTTCGAGTTGTGGGTGCATCCTTTCAGACATGTTCTCTGGGTAGACAACAGCTTCGTTCAATGGTGTTCCACCATTACCACCCTTGGTTGCGTTTAGTAATGCTTTTTTAGCTATTTGATTGTAGTCCGGCATAATTTTATTTTAAATCTTTAACTTTGATATTTTTGATTATATTCTTTCCTTCAGTTACCGTAGAACTTGTACTAACAGATGTTGAGCTACTTGAAGCGTCATTGCTGGTTGTGCTTGAAGAATTGGTTTGTGCGTTCCTGATTCCAATAGTAATCTTTTGTAACTGAGAACTTGGAACACCAATTAGCTGAGCAAAATCAATAATAACCTGAGCCTGTGCAACCTGATTGTTCTTGATGTTTGTAATAACTTCCTTTGGAATCTTTTGCTGAATCAAACCCATAAGCTTCTGTGAGCTTGCAACAATGGTTGGGTCAACCGGCGTATCTTCCTTCATCATTCCCTTCTTACCAAACAATACTTCATCCAAATACTTCTTGAATTCCTTTATCCCCATATATTGTTCGTCTTCAGTCATGCTTGCCTTCGCCAAATCAGAAACACCCTTGAACTTTCTTGCTTTGCCTTTCTTTCTGTTTACGATGAAATGCTTGAAGCCTTGGTAAGCCTTAAAATCCTGTCCAAATTCTGGTGATACATTTGCTTGTCCTTTATCTTCAGCTTCTTCCATACCATGGCCAGCATCTTGTGTTACTGGTACCGGCGCATCGGTTGGGTTTTCAGCAGGAACTTCCTGTTGAGCTGGTTGTTCTTGTTGTCCCTTCGCTGGGCCAGCGATGGTATCTTCGAAAGTCTTCATATCGTAAACTACAGGGCCATCTTCAGTTTCTGGTTCGTCATGCGAATATACACCTAAAACCTTTTGGTTGTCTGGTGTCATTGCACGGCACATTTGATAAGTTTTGCTATTGATGGTGAAAGGCTGGGAGATTTGACTTGTTTTAGC